TAAGAATTTCACGCTGACCGCACAACTGAATGTCACCGCCGGTGCCGATGCTGGCGACGGCAAAGTGAAGTTGCCACGCTTCAGCATGGTCGCCTACACGGGCGGCACGATGCGGATCGCCGGTTGGCGTCACCCAGTCGTGGTTGACCTGGCCGGCCTGGCGATTCCTTCGCAGGCTCGACCAATCCGATTTGGCCATGATGCGAACTCCGGCGTCGGCCACAGCGATTCCATCCGCGTCGAAGGCGGGAACCTCATCGCGACGGGCGTGATCTCGCGTGACACGGGCGCGGCGCGCGAGGTGGTTGCCTCGTCCAAGAACGGCTTCCCGTGGCAGGCGTCGATTGGTGCCAGCGTCGAGCAGTTCGAGTTCGTGAAGGAAAACGAATCCGTGATCGTGAATGGCCGAGGGTTCACCGGGCCGGTCAATGTGGTTCGTAAATCTGTCCTCGGCGAGATCAGCTTCGTTGACCTCGGTGCCGACGGTAACACGTCAGCCAGCGTCGCCGCCAGCATGGCGGTCTCGGCTGTTGAAACCGCCTCTTCCTCTTCGCAAACCCCGCAAAATCAGGAGAAATTCCCTATGACGATCACCGCTGTTGCTGACGAAACGACTTCCGCCGCTGGCACCAACACACAGACTGACACGAACACTCCCGCGACGACGGTTCAGGCAGGCATGGCACCAACGCCCATCGCCATCACTTCCGCCACCACTTCTGGCCCTGCCGCCGTCGTCGCCTCGACTTTCGCCGATGACCCTGTTACGCAGATGCGTCAGCGCATCGCCGCCGAGACGCGGCGTATTGACGCGATCCACACGCTCTGCGCCGGTAAGCATTCCGCCATCGAGGCCCGTGCCATTGAAGAGGGCTGGGATGCGTCGCGAACTGAGTTGGAGGTTTTGCGCGATGCCAGGCCCAAGGTCGCCAACATCGGCGCGAGTCGGCAGGTTTCGACGCCGCAGGTGTTCGAGGCGGCGGGGTTGATGGCGGCGGGCGTGTCGATGAGCCGCATCGAGGCGGCGTATGCCGAGCCGGTGTTGGAGGCGGCGAATCGGATGCGTGGCGTCGGTATTCAGGAGTTTTGCGAGATCGTGTGCGGCCAGCAGTTGCCGCGTTTTCGTTCCGATGCGTCCGGCTGGCTCCAGGCCGCGTTCAGCACGGCGTCGCTGCCGGGCATTTTGTCGAACATCGCGAACAAGATGTTGCTGGAGGGCTACAACTACGTCGAGGACGCCTGGCGGCGGATTGCGAAAATCGCCAGCGTGAACGATTTCAAAGAACACAGCCGCTACCGCATGACCGGCGGGTTCACGTTCGTGCAAGTCGGCGCCGACGGCGAACTCAAGCACGGCAAAATCGACGAGATGAAGTTCGGCCAGAAGGCCGACACGCACGGCATCATGTTTTCGTTGACTCGTCAGATGATTATCAACGACGACATGGGGGCGTTCACCGACATCCCGCGTCAGATCGGCATGGGCGCCGCCGAAGCCATCGCCGATGCCGTGTGGGGCCTGTGGCTGCGGAACCCCGTCTGCAACGACGGCAAGCCGTTCTTCTCCGCCGACCACCGCAACTTCGCCGCCGGTGCCGACACCGCCCTCACCGTGGACGGCCTGACCAAGGCCGAGGTGGTTTTCGGCGAGCAGGCCAAACCCAACGGCCGCCCGCTCGGCATCCCCGCGTCGATCCTGCTCGTGCCGACCGCCCTCAAGGTGCCCGCCGAAATGTTGATGAAGAGCGTCCTGCTCAATGAGAACACCACCACGCCGAAGCCCTCCGCCAACCCGCACACCGGCAAGTTCGAGGTCGTCTCCAGCGTGTACCTGTCGAGCGCAGCCTTCACCGGCCACTCGTCCAAGGCATGGTACTTACTCTCGGACCCCAATCGCCTGCCCGCCATCGAAATCGCGTTCCTCAACGGTGTGGACAGGCCCACGGTCGAGAAAACCGACGCGGATTTCAACACGCTGGGCATCGCATTCCGAGGCTACATCGACTTCGGCGTGCGAGAGCAGGACTTCCGAGGGGCGTTGAAGATGCAGGGGTTCTGACGGGGGCTGACGTAACACGGGCGTCTCGCCCGTATAGGGCTGACAGGGGTTGATCGTCAGAGGCCGTGGCGAGGGCGCGTCTGCAATAGCGCCCTCGCCACGGCGAAGCGAAAAGGGTTTTCACAAAAGGAACAAAACACATGCCAACCGCACAATTCGTCCACAACGGCAACGCCATCGACCACACGCCCACTACCAACGTCAGCGCCGGCGACGTGATCGTCCTGGGCGACCTGGTGTGCATCGCCAAACTGGACATCCCCGCCAACACGCTCGGCGCCCTGGCCGTCGTCGGCGTTTTCGACATCGCCAAAGCCACCGGCGCGAGCACCGCCATCGCGGCCTGGGCCACCTGCTATTGGAACGCCACCACCAAGCAGGTAACGACCGTCGCCACCGGCAACAAACTCATGGGCACCTGCATCCAAGCCGCCAGCGACACCGCCGAAACCGTCCGCATTCGTTTGAACCAATAACGGCGGGCCTGGCAGCACGGCCCGTGGCCAACAGTCTGTGGATGGAGAAACCATGAATTTTCTTCAACGCGGCATCGCATGGCTGGACCGTCAGCGTGTGGCGCGTCTGTCGCAGCAGGTGCAGTACCAGCGTGGCGGCGAGTCGGTTGAACTCGCCGCCACACTGGGGGCGACGACGGTGGAGATCACCGACGACGCCGGCGCAATGGTGCGTTCGCCCCAGATGGATTTTATCGTCTCCACCGACGCGCTGGCCCTGAGCGGCGTGGCCGTTGTGCCCAAGGTCGGCGACAGAATCAACGTCGCCGCTGTCGGAAAAACGCTGGTGTACGAGGTGCTGTCGTTGCCTGACGGCAGGCACTACAGGCCGTGCGACCCAGGTGGGCGGATGATGCGAATTCACGCCAAACAGGTTGATGAAATTCTCGACCAGGAATCGGAGTAACCATGTGCCCAAACTGTGGGAAGCAATACGAGCGAGTCTGCCAACGCGAATTCTCGGAAATTCACGCCAAACTTGACAAACTCGATGTGGCGATTCGCGGCAATGGCAAGCCTGGTATTCAACGCCGTCTCGACCGCCTGGAGGCCGTCGATGCCGCGCGTTCGAAATTGTTGTGGATCATCGCGACGGCCGTGGTGGCGTTGGCGGTCGGGGCGTTGTGGAAACTCTTTTTCGGAGCGTGAGTATGTCCTCGATCATCGCCATTGCCGACGCTATCGCCACGGCCCTGAATAGTCACTCGTTCAGCCAGTCGTTCACGGCGCGGCGTCATTACGTGCCCACCTTCGATCTGAAGGAGATGAAAACCCTGCACGTCACCGTTGTGCCGCGTGGCGTGGAGATGACTGCCGCCAGCCGCTCGATGATTCAGAATGCCGTGCAGGTTGACATCGGCATTCAACAAAAACTTCCCGCCCCAGCCAGCCCCGCCAGCGACAGCGCCGCCATCGACACCCTCATGGGCCTGGTGGAGGAGGTCGCGGATTTCGTACGAGCCACCGGCCGATTCGGCGATGCCGCGTGGGTGAAAATGGAGAACACACCCATCTACTCGCCCGAACACCTGGAACAGCTTCGTCAGTTCACCAGTGTGTTGACGCTGACGTTATTCGCAATGCGGGCCTGATCGTGACATTTGGAGCGAGTACAAAATGCACAACATCATCATAAGGACGGTCCCCGTGACGGCGGAGTACCAGCCGCTGTCAGCGGTCAGCCTGGTCGGATCGGTCACGATCTCCGTGCCGCCGACCAATGTAGGCAACACATTTTTCCGTGGCGACGACGGCAGTGACGTATTTTGGCCAAGGTGCTCGTGGTTCGATTTCCAACGTATTGACCTGTCGCAAATCTTCGTCAAAGGCGCGCCGGGTGATGTGATTACCGTCATCGGCGGGACGTGGAGTTGATTATGCCATATATGTGTTCGTCAATTTGCGGCGGTGATGGTGGTGGCGATGGTTCTGGTGGGCCGTATGTTCTGTTGTCTTCTGTCGGCGTGCCGAATGGCGTGATGCCGCTGAATGCGGACGGCGATGCCGTTGGCACGATGGTGCAGCGGTATGGCACGTCCACGCAATTGCGCGATGTGGTGTTGCGCCGCGGCGAGTTCGCGACGGACGGGTACAACGTTCGCATGGGCGACGACAACAACGTGTGGGCGAACCTGCCACGGCTCGGGCGGGTGCAGTCGTTCAATTACACGGGCATCTATAACGCAAGTTTGAACTCGATCATCCAGTCCAGCAATGCCGATCTGGTGATTCACAGTTGGTCGCGGAACGACGACAAATGGCCACCGTACTCCTACGACCTCGAAATGGTGCTTTACCCAAACCTTGCCCAGCGAATCATGCTGATGTTCTCGTATCAGTACATTCTGGACACCAACGGCACGCTGTTGCAAGTCAATGATGGTTCGTATGGCAACGGTGTTTTTCAGGGTGTCGATCCGACCGTCGGCATCTGGAGTTGGAACAAATCGGCCACCTACAACAACCCCGTGAAAGCGCGGGCTGACATCGCACCCGGCGAATGTGCGATTATTGAATTGCTCGGCGTCCCCGGTTGGCTGAAGAAACCGTCGCACGCGATGTATGACAATTACATCTGGCAAGTCACGAGCCTGGTCAATGTGCAGATCGGGGAGGCGGTGGTCTAATGGCGATTCTTGGCGGACAACATCAGCGATTCATTCGGGCACCCCGGTTTGACGAGTTCGATTTTGCGCCGACGGCAACGCCGGTGCCGATTCATGTTCCCGCGTCGTCGCGAGATTATGACCAAAACGACGCGGAGTTGACGGAAACAACCTCCGAGCTAAACGAAACGCAGGTGCAGCTTGGCCCGGCGAGTCTGGGCGGTGTGAACGCGGCGTTCCGAAAAAGTAATGTTTCCCCCGGCTACAACGATTATTACGTGAATGTGGATCAGACTGGCCGCGTGTTTTCCTCCAATGACACGTATGGTTCCGATTACGAAGCGAACATGATCGTTTCGTTTCCGCTATTGGCCAAGAATATCAAAATCGGCGTGAGCAAGTCCGGCGGCGCAATTTCGCGGACGTTTCGCGGATTCAAGACGGGTTCGTTGCGGGCGTACCTGTGGGAGCAAATGCGGCTGCGGGTTGGTATCGACGATGGCAACGGGTACGTGACGCGCGAGGCCACGACTATGAATATTTTTAATGCCCGTAGCTGGTCGAATGAAACCGTCACACGAAACCCGAATCATGTGTTGTCGGATATTGACCTGTCGGCCTGTCCTGTATTCAATTCGTGGAACACTACATACGGGCGCGGCGGCGGGGTTTTGATTACACCGTTAAGCATGATCGCCGCCCGGCACTACGCGCCAAATAGCACGAATCATGTGGTGATGTTCGCCTCGGCGACTGGCACGGTGTATAAACGCACAATCGTTTCGGTGCGAAACACCAGCACGGCGTCCACGGGCCGCGACATTCGCATCTGTAAACTGGATTCGCCGCTACCATCTGACATCGTGCCGGCGAAAGTGTTACCCAAGAACTATTTGAGTTACCTTCCCGGCGCGAACACGACTCCGCGAATTCCGTTCTTCTATACGGATCAGAACAAACAGATTTTCGCCGGCTACGCGATACTGAGTGACTCGGCTTCGTCATCAACATGGAGCGGTTCCAGCACAGCCTACACGGGTCGCGGGGCGCATCCGTGGTATAAGGCCCTGGTGGACGGCGACAGCGGTTCGCCGACGCTACTAGCCATCAATGGCCAACTGGTCACATTAGGCCTGCCGATGTATGCCACACCATCAGGTTCCTTCCTGTCCGGGTTGGAGTATGACTTAATCAACAGCAACCTCGCCACCAGCGGCGACACGGGCCGACTGACCAACGTGGACCTATCCATGTTCACTACATATTCGGCGTAAAACAACACATGGCCGTGTATTCGGCGTGAGGTAACACATGATCGACGTGCGCGCCGACGTGAAGCGTCTTTTCTTTGATCGGGCGGCGGTCGCGAATGCAATGGATACCAGGGCACGTTCCGCTCTGGGCAAGTTTGGGGCTTTGGTACGAAAAACCGCCATCGCTAGTGTGAAAGAGGCACCGCCCTCGCGGCACGCACCGGCGGGATCGGCACCGTTCTCGCACATGGCCGCTCGGCGGCGGGCGATTAACCGTAAGCGAAAGGCTGAGGGACGGCCAAAGGCCAAGCCCGGTTTCAAAGGTCTGAAACACATTTTGTACACCTATGACCCGGTGAAACGATCCGTGATTATTGGCCCGGCCAGCAATCGCAAACGCTCCATCACAATCCCGGAGATTTTGGAGGAGGGCAAACTTAATACAAGTAGTAGGCCCTTCATGGGGCCTGCCTTCGAGAAGGCAAAACCACAATTAAGTAGTTTGTGGTCCAGCAGCGTCAAGTAACCACTATCGGGAGAACTATAGATGGCAACCTTTATTCTGGGCAAGGACGCAAAATTGTATCACGGCGTCGCCGGCACGACGGCCTCGACGGAAATGTCGAACGTTCGCGATGTGACGCTCACGATGGAGGCAGGCACAGCGGATGTGACTACGCGGGCGAACAGTGGCTGGCGTGCGACCGCGCCGACCCTGCGCGAGTGTACGTGTGAGTTTGAGATGGTTTGGAATCCCGCCGACCCTGGTTTCACGGCCATCAAAGCCGCTTTCCTCGCGTCGGCGTTGATTGCTCTGAAGATTCTCGACAAGGCCAATGGCCAGGGGCCGGATGGTGATTTTGCGATTACATCGTTCTCGCGGAAGGAGGCCCTGGAGGAGGCCATCATTGTCAGCGTGACGGCGAAGCTCTCACTTTTCAGGGCATGGTTAGAAGGCACAGGCACGTAGGCCATTCGACGCGGTGTTGTTGTTCCGAATTTCTCGTCTCGCGGTTGTGTGATTTTTCTCGAACGTAACCCACAAGAAGGAGTTCCGCATAACGTATGAAAACATTTACAGACAACACAGGTCGAGCGTGGTCGCTGGCGATCAATGTCGATGCCGTCAAGCGCGTCAAAGCCCTGGTCAACGTGGACCTGCTCGAAGCCATCGAGGGCAAACTCATCGAGCGGCTCGTCGCCGATCCCATTCTGTTGTGCGATGTCGTGTTTGCATTGTGCAAACCCCAGGCCGATCAACTCGGTGTGTCGGATGAAGATTTCGGCCGGGCGATGGCGGGCGACGCCATTGAACAGGCCACTTCCGCCATGCTGGAGGAACTGGTCGATTTTTTCCCGAGCCGCCGCCGGGCGCTGTTAGCCAAGGCGGTGGGCAAGTTCAGGATACTCCAGGACACGGTGATCTCGGCGGCGGAGGCGAGGCTGGAGAGCGGCATGATCGAACAACGGCTGGCGATGGAACTGGCGGCGCTGGACGCCGAAATCACGGCGACGCTTCAGCCGCCTGGCGAGCGATCTGGCAACTCGCCGGCGTCGTCGGCGTCGCCCCCGGTCCGCTGACGCTACGGGAGTTGTTCTGGCTGGCGGAGGCGGCGAGGCGCGAAGCGTGGCAACACACGGCGTGGATCAGCGCAATGATCGCCAATGCCAATCGCGACCCGCACAAAAAACCCTCGCCGTTCCAGCCGGACGATTTCAACCCGCTCGTGCAGAGAGACAAAAAGGCAGGTGCCGTTGTCGTGGACGAGAACACCATCGGCGACCTGCGGGCAATGTTTACTGGGCAACCTAGCCCGGAAGAAAGGCAGACGTGAGTATGAAGAGGTACGTATGTATGCGAGGCATGATTCTGGTGTTCGTGACTTTGGTCGGCATGACATGTTTCACCGGCTGCGGCAATGTGTACCTGCGCGGCGATGCGCTCACTGCGGCGGAAACGTCCGTGATGGACGCCTATCAGGCCGTCCATCGTTCCGGTGCGATTGAGGCGCATCAGTCGGACACGCCGACATGGGAGCAAGTGTATTTCACTGAAAACTTCAAGCACTGGCGGTACTTCGTCCGGTCGGCGCGTAAAGACCTGACCTGGGGGCCGACGCTGCCAAATGAAAGGAGTGAGTAATCAATGGCTGATTTGCAAACACAGATTAATGAGTTGCTGGAGAAGGTGCCCACGTCGCAACGACAGGCAGCGGCGTCGCTGCTGGCGGAATATGGGCCTCGGTTTTTCGCGATGGCGCATAACGACGTGTGGCAGTATCTTCGCAGGCTGATGAATGGCGACGTGGAAATTGTCGCCGAGTTGGATTCGCTGCTCAGCAATGATGAGTTCGTGGCGAAGGTCAAGGCCAACACAGCTCGGTGGGAGGCGGTCGCCAATTACAACGTTGTGCGTAACAATTTGCGTAGTGCGCCTGATGTATCGCATTGCAGCCAAAAGATGTAGCAATGCGAGACGCCTTGTTTGGCAATGTTCTGTAAGAACCGTGGCCGTTTGACCGGCCACCGTACCTAGGGAGTACGTTGACGTGGCGTGTGAACCCGTCGGCCAAATAGCTCTCCCGACAACGTGGGACACAGGCGAGGCATCCTAGCCGTGGGAGTCCTGCAAGGTAAAAGTTTTCGTATGACTACGTATAGAAATCGGCCAACACCCTTGGGAAATTGTGCCCCTCATTCCCGCCAATACGGAAGCCGCCCGAGTGAGCGACACTCGGGATAGGGAATGGTCCAAGCGAACAGACGCTATTTTCGAAGGCGTCAATCCAGTGGTCTTTTGCGCAGACCCAGACAGACGGAATGGTCAATTATCCGTCGGTGCTTGGAAGAGCAGCGGAACGCTGTTAGGTCCTTATAGGTCGAAGTCTAACCGGAAACACTTGAGTGCCAGCAAGGGAACCAGGGAGACCCAGCCGAGTATGGCGATCACACGGATAGGCCGTCGCGAGACGGTTGAATCCTCGCCGATGAGGCGGCTGGGAGTCGGAACCTCCATAGTAGTCGGAGGGCGGGAAACCCGTCCACATGGCGAAGGGAGGAAGGAAGATTCGTTTTGGACAACAGAAAGGTTTACCAATCGAAAGGGTTTTCGATGAACGTGGAAGAAGTCCAAAGAAGGCTGTGGGAGCAATCCAGCGAACACAGACGGCACTGCGCCTCAGGGACACCAATGTTCCCGGTCAATAAGTATGAAGGCCGGGTACGGAATCTGATGGACCTGATGCACCATCCGCAATGGCTGCGGGTGGCGGCCGAACGTGCACTGAAACGTTCCCATAACAAAGCGCCAGGCGTGGATGGAGTGACGGCCAGCGAATTCCGCGAGGGATTCGAAGGCAAGATCGAAACTCTACGTCTGGAATTGAAACGTGGAACCTACCAGCCTCAACCCGCACGTCGGGTAATGATTCCAAAGGCCAACGGTAAGATGCGGCCTCTGGGCATTCCCTGTATGCGGGACAAGATCGTACAGGAAGCTATTCGTATGGCTCTTGAACCGATCTTCGAGGTGGAATTCCACGACAGTTCATACGGGTTCCGGCCTAATCGGAGCGCGCATTACGCTGTCTTTCGCTGCCAAAACATGATGAAGAATGGCTTCACATGGGTGATCGAAGGCGACGTGAAGGCGTGCTTTGATGAAATCTCACACGATTCGATTCTGCGAGTCGTGCGGGAGAAGGTCATGGACAACAAGTTCTTTGAATTGATTCGCCGGTTCCTCAAGGCCGGAGTCAATGTCGAGGGTGTTGTTCTACCGACAGAGAAAGGCGTTCCTCAAGGTGGTGTGATCTCACCGCTGCTGGCCAATGCGGTCCTGAACAAGCTGGACTGGTTCCTGCATAGTAAGGGCACGTATGAGAGAAATGCGCTGGAACGAGTGGGAAGACGGCAAGACCCGAACGTACGTTTTGTTCGGTACGCCGACGACTGGTGTGTCTTCGTCACGCGGGCCTCGAAGCAGTATGTCGAAGCCCTCCGCGAAGAAATTCGTGGGTTCCTTCGCCGCGAATGCGGATTGGAACTATCCGTGGAGAAAACACACGTCACGCATGTCCGAGATGGATACGACTTCCTCGGCTTCCACCTAAGCCATGACATCGGCAAACGCGGAAAGTCAGTGCCAAAAGTCAAAGTAGGCCAGAAGGCACTTCGGAATGTGAGGTTGCGACTGAACGAAGCCATGCGGTATCGCCCCCATCAGGAATCGGTGGCGCTGCGGATACAACGTGGATCGGCGGTCGTTCGCGGGTGGTCGGAATACTTCCGCATCGCCCACAACTTCACGACCTGCGCCGGAAAGCTGGATCATGAGGCGCTCTGGACGGCCCTGAAGGCGATCTGTCGGAAGTTCGACATCCCTACAGGCGCGGCGATGAAACGGTTCTACCGTAACGGTGGAATCCAAGTTGATAGATTCTGCCGACTCGAAAAGTTCAGGAACACTTCGGTGAGACTGTACTATAGAGGCCCGGAACCGTACACGCCCGGAATGAGCAACCATGAAACCGACAACGATATGGAAGCGATGTTCCCCAATGAACGTCGGAGGCCAGGAAAGTCGGACGTGAAATACCACATCCTGCAACGAGACAGTTATCGTTGCCGCAGATGCGGGAGATTCGTCACGCCCGACACATCCCACACAGACCATATCGTGCCCGTTAAACGCTTTGCGAGTTACGTAGAGGCAACGACAGATGACAACCTCCAGACCCTGTGTCTGGACTGCCATCGGGAGAAGCACCATGCGTAATGAAGCCAAGAATCGTCTGGAGAGCCGGATGCAGGGAAACTTGCACGTCCGGTTCGGGGTTGGGGCCGGGGTGAAATACCCCGGCCTACACCACACGAAATGTTGTTACGGCTGGCTCCCATCGTGCTGAGTTTATTGGCTGCGTCGGTGGGCCTTCTATAAACAGAAAAACCGTTCAATGAAAGGAGAATCTTCAATGAACAGAGTACGTGAATTTCTGCGGGGTAAAAAAGCGTACATTACCGCTTTATGTGGAGCTCCACATAAGGCGCATTATGCGGAGTTCCGAATTATGCGGAGTTTGTTGTGTTGTGTGTTGCGAACGCTCTGTAAACGTTGGCGAATTCGCCGGTATGTCGTTGTTGCACTCCGCATAATTCGGTGGCTCCGTATGGTCCTTTCTCACAGCGATTGCAGGAATTTCAGCAGTTCGTCGCCCGGCCGGAAGCGGAAGCCGCCGCCGGAGGGCGGTTGAAGCGTCCGCAGGGCTTTTTCCTTCAGGTCAAGGTCGGCGAGGCATGCGTGTGAATTACTCCGCATATTTCTGTTATGGAGGCGGGTCACGGGGACCCGCCATGGAACCCTTCGTAGTGGAGGAACACGCATGTTGGAACATTACATTCGAGACCCGAAGATACTGGCCGCGATGAGGCAGAACTACCTGGCACCCTATTTGGAGAAGATCGCCGAGCGCTATTACGTGGGCGGATACCACTTCAAGGCATCCAAGCGCACGGTGAAATGCGCGTTCTGGTTCGCCGAATGGCTTGGACGCATTCCTGTGCCACCAGATCGAATCACCGCCAAGCATGTGGATCAGTTCGTGCGCTGGTATGCGTACAAGCCTCTTAAAAAGCATCCATGTATGGAGATATTCGCTCGTGTGGCGGCTCGCTTGGTATGGCGTCAGGTTTTGGAGGAGTATCCTCCCGTCGTCACGCGTACTGCCTTGCAGGCGGAGGCGGATCGTTACGCCGATCATCTGCGTCGTAACCGTGGCTTGGCGGAGAGCACAGTGAAAAATCACCAATATTACCTGGAGCAGTTCCTGACCTTCTGCTTCCGACGGCGGCCCATCGAACCTTCGGCCATCACCGCGAAACGCATTCACACGTATGTGAACGCGCTGCCGTATGGGCGTGCCAATGGTAACCGGCGGTGTACTTGTTCCGCGTTGCGTGGGTACTTCCGATTCCTGCAAATGCAGGGTGTCGCGATTGGCAACCTTCTGGCAGCCGTTCCGGCTGTCCGCGGTCCTCGTCACGCGGTGAAGGCGCGATGGTTGACGCCGGCGGACGTCAAGAAACTGTTGAATTCGGTTGACCGTTCCAAGGCTCACGAAAAACGCAACTATGCCGCTATGTTGTGCATGGTTCATCTTGGTCTTCGCGCCAGCGACGTTGTTCGTCTTTCGCTGGACGACATCGACTGGCGTGAAGGAACGGTGCGGGTGGCCAACCATAAACCGGATTGGCCGGACCAATTGCCTTTGCCGCGGCAACTGGGAAAAGCATTGGCTGACTATCTGGTAAAGGGGCGTCCCACCTCGTCGCGGCGTGAGATATTCCTGTGTCATCGCACTCATCGTGGGGAACCTCTCACGATCGTGGGGTTACGAGGCGTGATGCGGAAAGCCTGGTGGTGTGCGGGGCTTAACAAGAAGTTCGGCGGCACCCACATTCTGCGGCATAGCGCGGCCACGCGTATGAGGCAAAAAGGCGCCGACATAAAGAGTATCGCCGACGTGCTGGGGCACCACTCTATCACAACCACCGCGTTATACGCCCAAATTGACCTGCCCGTTCTTCGCGCCGTGGCGCAGCCCTGGCCGGAGGTGCGAACATGACTACATCTTCCTTCTTGATGAAAAAGGTTGACGAATATCTGGAGCACAGGCGTTGCCTTGGATACGCAGCGAGAACCTTGAAGATGGATGCCAACCATCTCCGGTCGCTTGCGCGGTATGTTGCCATTCATTCGCCCTCGCTCGCCGGCCCGTTGACGGTGGATATGGCTCTGCGATGGGCCGCCTTCCCGACAGGAACCACGCGCGGCTATCACGCCCATCGTCTGTCCACCGTGAGAGTCTTCTCGCGGTATCTGGCGGTGTTTGATCCGCGCACGGAAATTCCTCCACATCGGTTGCTCGGGCCCACCAACAGGCGTGTTCCGCCGTACATCTACACACGACGGGAGATTGCAATACTGATCCGAGCCAGTCTGAACGAGAAACCATCGCGGAATTTCAAACCGTATTCCACCACGCGAAACGCGACCATCATCGGGTTGCTTGCCTGTACGGGAATGCGAATTGGCGAGGTGCTGTCTTTGGAGGACCACGATGTTGATCTGACTCAGAATGTGATTACGGTACATCAAAGCAAGAATCTCCCGACGCGTCTGGTTCCGATCTCCGGCTCCGCGTCCCGTCATTTACAACACTACCGAGCCATTCGTGATCGGTACTTCGAAGGCTCCGGCAATTCGGACATCTTTATTCGTTCCCAGAGCGGAGGCCGTAGCGACCACGATGTAATCATGAGGATGTTCAGACGGGTGCGCAAACACATCGGGCCCTGGAATGCCGCGCGGCGCGCTCCACGGTTGCATGATCTTCGCCATACATTTGCCTGTAACCATCTGCTCCGTGCCTATCGGAAAAAACGAAATATTGACAATGCAATCCATGACCTGTCGGTCTACCTTGGCCATGTGGACGTAGCCAAGACGTATTGGTACCTCAGCGCCGTTCCGGCTCTGTTGAGACTGTGCTCCAAACGTAGCGAGGCATTTGGCCTTCGGCTTCGACGTCGGAAAGGAGGCCGGCGATGAAAAAATCCGAATGCGACATCGCCCGCCATCTCAAGCACTTCCTGGCGGAGTACCTGCCACAGACGCGAGGGCTTAGCCTTCACACGGTGCATTCCTACCGTGATGCCTTGTGCCTGCTGTTGCGATACCTTCAGGAAAAACATGGGATCGCTCCAAATCGTGTTACTGTTACTGATCTTTCGGCGAAGAACATCCTGGGCTTCCTCGACGAACGGCAACGCTCTCACAAGAACAGCGACACGACACGCAACCTGCGCCTGATGGCGATTCAGTCGTTCGCGAAGTACGTACGGCAAAAAGAACCGACGCTGACAAGCGACCTTGAAAGCCTGCTGGCGGTCCCCGTCAAGCGGACCCGACGCAAGGTGCTCGGCTTCCTGACGCGCGACGAGATGGATGCCGTCCTGGAAGCGCCGAATGCCGACACCTGGAGCGGCAAGCGGGACCGGGCGCTCTTTGCCGTCATGTACAACACCGGCGTCCGCGTCTCGGAGATCATTGGTGCGCTCGTCTCGGACGTGACATTGGCGTCTGGCGGCGTGTTCCTCCTGCGAGGCAAAGGACGAAAGGAACGCGAGCTACCACTGTGGAAACGCACCGTGACAGCAATCCGCAAATGGATTGCGGCGAACCATCTTCGACCGGAACAACCGCTCTTTGCCAATGCTCGTGGCCAACGTTAATGCCCCGCAGCAGTGCGATGTAGGTTGTCGTGTTTTTCGTCATGGTTTTCCGTGCGGCGAGCCTTCGCCCTCGCGTCGTGTGTGTCCGGGGTTCATCATAAAACACCAACAGTCAGCCGCCAATAGGCAAAGCCAACAGGCAAAATAATGGCAACATCCTCCGGTGCAATTCGAGCGGGCCGCGCGTTCGTCGAACTCTTCGCCGACGACAGCAAACTCGTGCGCGGACTGAAGGCGGCCCAGGCCAAGCTCAAGGCGTTTGGCGCGTCGGTTCGCGCGATGGGTACGAAAATGATGGGAATCGGCACAGCCATCGCCGCCCCGATGGCGGGCGCGGCGAAGGTGTTTTCGGACATGGGCGACCAGGTTGCGAAAATGTCCGCCCGCACGGGCATCGGCGTCGAGAGTTTGTCGGAGTTGGCCTACGCCGCCGAGACATCCGGCAGCAGTGCAGCTACGCTCGAATCGTCCATTCGCAAGATGCAAAAAACGCTGGTGGACGCCATCGGCGGCAGTGCATCCGCTACCGCTGCATTGCGAAAACTCGGCCTGACCGCCGCAGACCTCGACGGCCTGTCGCCCGAACAACAATTCAAACTCATCGCGGATCAGTTGTCGAAGATCGAAGACCCCGCCGCCCGCGCCGCGGCGGCGATGAACATTTTCGGCCGTTCGGGCGCGGAACTTCTCCCCATGATGTCCGCCGGCGCCGCCGGTATTGAACAACTCCAGCAGCAGGCGCGAGACCTGGGCCTGACCATGAGCACCGAGGACGCCAAAGCAGCCGAGGCATTCAACAATGCCCTGGGCAACCTCTGGAAGGTACTGAAAATGGCGGCGTTCACCATCGGCTCCGCCCTCGCGCCCGTTCTCCAAGAAACCGCCGAGTGGATCACCCGGCTTGTCGTCTCAGCCAGTGAATGGATCAAGGAAAACAAGGGCCTGATCGTCTCGGTCTTCAAAATCGCCGTGGGCGTCGTCGCGGCGGGCGCGGCGATTGTGGGCCTTGGCTATGCCATCAGCGGCCTCGCCGCCGTGTTCGGTGCGCTCGTCACCGTCGCAGGCGTCATTCATGGCGTGCTGTCGGTGATTATGACGGTCATCGGTGCGATGCTCACGCCCATCGGCTTGGTCATCACGGCCGTGGTGGGCTTGGGCGCGTACTTCCTCTACGCCAGCGGTGCGATTGGCAAGGCGGTGGACTGGTTGTCGGAGGGTTTTAATGAATTGGCCGACGAGGCCAAAACCTCCTTCGGCGCGATCGGTAAGGCGTTGGCGTCGGGCGACAGCCCCGACCGGCACGCGCGTCATGCTCATGCCCGTCGTCACGACAAGCGGCAATACGGAATACTGGTTCAGCTACGAAAACGGTGTGGACGGTGGGTGTATCTGAAAGGAGGCTGTATCTTATGTCCAGCGCGTTGATGTTATCAAAATGTTGTTGTGGCACGTCGTGCAAAATCACGCTGAACCTTGAGGATCAGCGGTGCTCATCGACCACCCGCGACGTGACGCTCATCGTCACCGGCAAGATCAAGTATTTCATCGACTACGGGCCGGTGTGCGGGTCCAGCCAATTCGTCATCAAACTCTATGCCGACGAAGACGGCCCGATCACGGTCAATTACTCTTGGTGGAGCCCATCCGCTGGCTGTGTGCAACGCTTCCGGCCCAAGGTGAACGAGCAATTTCGCAACTGGGACGACGGCGCGGAGCTACTGGAACGCACCCAGGTCAAAACCGTTACGATGTCCAAGGGCCAGCGGCTCCAGCTATATATGACCAACCTCAACGGTTGTGTTGACGGCGACCACGACGACAACGCAGGCCGGGCGACGTGGACCATCGAAAACGACTGCAAAACCACATGCAACCCATGTTTCGATCTGGACACGCCACAAAACAACATAATCGTGGATTTGAACAAATCCTGCCATAACTT